ACTCCGTCCATTCTCTTCCTTTGTCCTGTCTTATCTAAGAACCCATATACTGCAACAATTGGCATTAATTTAGCAGGTGGTAAATCTGCAAGTTCTTGGTAGGTTGGTATCTTCACAACCTCTGCATTTTCAACACAAGTAAACGGTATTACTTTTTCTACTGCAGTCTTAACGTCAACAACTCTTGGGTCACAATTACTTGAATCCCTATTCATAGTAGGAACACTTGCACAACTACTCACAAGTAAAACTGCAAGTCCTACTGATAAAAAAGACTTCATTTAAAAACTTCCAGTTCCTACTGGTATATCTAAAGTTGTTGTTGTTCCATCACTTGAAACAATAGTTAGTCTGATGAATTCTGCACCATCTTCTCCAACTAATTTTTCGTATGTTACTGTATTGCCTTCAATAGAGAAGACACCATAGTCTGCAGCTTCTCCGTTAGAGAACATATTTTCTACTAACTGTTTTGCTATCTGAGCGTAAATTCTACTTTCGACATTTCTAAGAAATTTTGCAAGAGTAGTGTTCTGAGCATCTCTTTCTGCTTTTGCAATTCTATCTTCTATGTCTTGTGCAATCTTATCACGTCTTGATTTCTCTTGGTTCTCAATCGTAAGATAATGAGAACTCTGTCCTATTCCACTAAAAGATGGGCTTTTGAATTTGTGTACTATTTCGTCAGCACTAACACTGGTCGAGAATAGTAGTATTAATAATATCTTTTTCATATACATTTACCGTTTCTATGATATTAATTCCCTTATCAAAGTTTCTAATATCAGTCTTCCATTTAGTACTTGACCATTTTGCAGTTTTACCTGGCCAATAACATGTTTTACACCTATCTAAAGGTTCGTCACGATGTACATAATTATCAATATCTTCTGCATTAGACCAGTCAACACCTTCAATTCTTTCATTCATGGTAATTGTGCATCTATAAACACCTTCTTTTGAAAGTGATTTACAATTATTTTTTTGGTAGCAATTATTCCAATTACTCCAAATATCATATTCTATAGTATCCCACTTTTCACCAAAACGAACAAATGTATCTTGTTCCCAATAATCTACTTTTGTATTTGTAGATATTCGGTCTTCCAGTCCACTTAGTCTCATTGTTTCTCTTATATCGCCTAATTGTTTATAAACTGATATAATAATTCTATCATAACTTTTGAGAATATCTATAATCTCATTAGTTATGTTTAATCCATTGGTCACAATGGTTAGTGTTTCATAACACTCTTTATTCTCTCTAAGGTACTCTGTAATTTCTTTGAGTTCCTTGTGTGTTGTAGGTTCTCCACCTAAAACTTTAAGTTCTTCAACACATAAATCTAATCTGTTAAAGTTTTCAATAATGTCTTTAACATCATTTAACTTTAAGTAGGGTATTGTTATCTTACCCTTAGTATCATAATCTCCACCATAATCTAAAACACTACAACCAGTGCAGTGTAAATTACAAGCGTTAGTTATGTATAAATCATAACTACCTTTTAGTAGTTTTCTTTTTCTCATTTTCACGGTATTCTAAAACAACATCAACCTTTTCCTTTAATCTAATTAAATCTTGGTCTAACATTCTAGTTTGGTCTATAACTCTAATTAATGCAAAATGCATTTTTTCTATTTCGGGGTCTATATGTTCACTAATAAAGTTCCATACAAAATATACAAAATACCCCAGTCCGACCATCATAACAACTGGAAACCCATAATCAGTGATTAGTTCTACAATCATAGGGACTTCTTGAACTACTTCTTCCATTAGTCCCTCCTTACATCAAGTTTACCGTCTTCTATAAAGTTCTCTGCACGTGCAACTCTCTCTATATCAGGCCTTAGTTCTAAAGCACTTGACACTAACATGTCTATCTTAATCATTTCGTTAGACATTGTTCTTGCTCTACTTTCTAAAGATTTGCAAAACATTGTAAGTGTTTTAATACTATCAACTATGCCTTCCATGATTTGTCTGATTATAAGAAAGATGAATACACCCATGACCAATGCCATTGCAATTGGAACACCCACATCACCTATCAAATCAAATATTGCTTCCATACCCTTATTTATATAAAAAAGGGGTGCATTTCTGCACCCCTTTACGAACTATTATTTAAAGTTACTTAACAGATGATATCTGTTTTATCACTTCAGCTTTAGTGCCAGATTTCTTAACCTTAATCTGTTTCTTCTCTGCAAGGTCAAAAAGTTGATTTTTTGTCAACTTCTTAAGTTGTGCAGTAGTAGGAACATCTGATTTAGGTGTGGAAACTGTAGTGTTACTTGCAACCTTTTCGTCCTTCCCGTTAAGAAAGTAGATAAGAACTACAAGTCCAACTATTACTAGTATTGCGTATTCCATAATTTTCTCCTATTTATTTATCCAATAATGGATTTTTATCTTTTGCTTTGCCTACGGCAAGCGCCAAGATTTCTAAGTATTTATACACCTTAGCCCATACCTTATCGTCGGCTGGTGTTGGTGTAATTGCTACTATGACTGAACAGATTGATATTACAATCGGAACAATCATTAATAAATTCCAAATTCCCATAACAAAGTCTATAATGCCTGAAAACATATAAATCTCCTTTGATGTTATTTAACCTTATATTTAGGTATTTGTACTACCAATTGAGTATTTAGTGGTCAATTTCCAGTCCTTCTTCTCTTTGTATGGTATGATTTTAACTTGTGATAAGGGTACTGTAGGGGTTTCTATTGTAGTTGGCACTACAACAGTTAATAGTTTCCATTGTTGTAAAAGATTGCATATGGTGTTTCTTCTACCCAAGTCACTCTCTTCTATAGTTGTCGGTTTACCGTCTAACTGGAATAACTCTTTAAAATGGACTATGTAGTATTTACCTCTTTTGTGTAATATGTGACATGATTGAAATAATTCTTGCTCACGTCTTGAGGCAATACCGATTCTTGATAGGGTTTCTCTTATTTTTAGGAAGTCGTCTCGTTCTGCGAAGGTCACTTCAACTAACTTTTCGACTAATTGGTCTTGGTCATTCATTATCTTTTCCACCAGTTTTCATTCTTTTTTTCATGTTTCGGACATCACTATCTGATAATATACTCATGTAGTCTTTAGCTTCTTTTGTACTTATATCGTAGTATTGTTTTATGACATCAAGTTTTTTACTCGTATATGGTTTTTGCCATTTAGAGAACCTTTGTCTTTTCCTTAAAGTATTTAGGAAAAAAAGGTATTGAAGACGGTTTTCCGTACCGTGCCTGATGTTCATTTCATTAGAAAAAAAGACTGAATCTTGGTGATAAGATAAAGCCTTGTTGGTTAGAAATGGTGCATATGCTTTCTCTTCGATTTCGTCAACCATAATATTCTTCTTATCAGAAGAAACGGATTTTACAAAATCAAAGGGATTTGTTTTAGACATTATGTAGATTTTACAAATGCGTCTATAAGGTCTTGACCACTAAGAGCATGACCAAACATCACAATCTCATTGTTGTCTAGAGTCCGTTTTACCGAACAATCGTTGTATTCAACGTCTAAGACGTTCCTAGACCCCTTCTCGGTGTCTTCGGGTCTTGTGTCATAGTGCATAGAGTCTATAGAATGTGCATGTATGGACTTAACACCTTTTGCCCAATCTTCTGCTTCTAGTAAAATTCTTTGTTTTTCTACTGTATCATCATATTGTGTCATGTGTTATCTCCATCTCTATATTCTACATTATGTTTTGAAAACATTTTATTTGCTTGTCTTTGTAATGACCTTTCTACTTGTGCATCAAGCCACAGTCTAAACCATTGTCTTAGTTTACCCATTTTTGAATTTACACTCCGACATAATCTCGGTTAGACATGCAGTAAAGTTAATCTCCGAATCCATTGCAAATGCAGATTTGTATTGATAGTCTGCAATTAACAATACACATGCTGGAATAGAACTTGGTTCTAATCTTTGTTCAAGTGTATCAAATAATTTTCTGAATAGTGTATTGAAGTCGTTATCAGAATTTTGACCGACCCACTTTCTCATCCCACCCCAATTCTTATCTGCAAGCATATCAACAAGAGGTGTTAGTTTTTCTTCATTTAAAGTAGAAAGAAGTCCTGTATCAATTTCTCCACCAACACCATATCGCTGAACTTCATTCAGACACCTTCTGAAGTCGGGAAAGAACTTTAAGATTAATTCTACTAAAACTTTTTGGTCATACTTAATATTTTCAGTATCACATATTTCCATAAGTCTTGTTAAAAAAATACCTGCAAGTCTTTGTCTATCATCGGGCGTCATTGTAAAGTCAATAACAGTTGTTCTTGAATGTAATGGTGGTATGATTCTATTCTTGTAATTACAAGTAAATATAAATCTACAGTTTGCAGAGAACTCTTCTATGAAGTTTCTTAATGCAGGTTGGACACTGTCTGCAGAAATGTAATCTGCCTCGTCTAGTATAACAACCTTCGGGCCACCACTTAGTGAAACAGTACTTGCAAAGTTTTTGATTTTAGTTCTAAGTGTATCAATAAGTCTTCCTTCGTCTGACCCATTGATTACAATATAGTCTGCACCCAGTTCATTACATAATGCCTTTGCAACTGTTGTCTTACCTATTCCTGCAGAACCACATAACATTAAATTGGGAATCTCACCCGACTCTAAGAAGTCATTAAATGTTTGTTTAATTCTTGTAGGTAATATCGTATCGTTTATTGTTTGTGGACGATACTTTTCCACATATAAAAATTCTTGTTTCATAATAAGAGCAAACCCCCCACCGAGTTTACAGTGTAATCCACCCTTTGATGAGTATGGACTACTCCCGTGTATATTGCAGAGACTGGCACAATATTCACACTAAATGTATTTAGTCTAAATACCATACTTTGAATCGGGTTCTAATGCAATAAAGTACTCTAAGTCTATATCTTTATTATTAAAATGTGATATCCCTTTACTAGATACTGAAACTTCATAGTTTCCTTCTAAGACTTTTAAGTTCTCAATCTTAAAGTTCATTACATATTTTGTTCCGTCACCTTCTCCAACAATTCTTGAGAATGTATTTGAAGTAGTGTTTTTCTTATCAGTCACTTCCAGTGTTATCGTAGTACCGTCTGACTTAAGAATTAAATCATTAACACCTAATACACTTGCGGCCTTGTTGAGGTCTGTTAGAAGTGTAGAGGATAGACTGAATGTTATTTCAGATTCTGGCATTGTAATCATTTTATCGGGTGCAGTAACCATACCTTCACTTGCAAAGAAATAGTTCATTGCAGAATGATTATCTGTTATAGATAATGATGAATCATTAAATTCAAACTCGGGGTCTTCTAATAAAGAAGTTGCACCTAAGAACTCTGGCAGATTGTAGATACTGAAGTCTTGTGGAAAGTCTTCGGTTATCGTTGCAACTGCAAGAATATTTTTCATGTTAGAGATTGTCTCCAACTTGTTTCCTGTTTTAACCCTAATTCCTTGGTTAATTGTTGAGAAATTTTTTAAGACATTTCTCGTGTCATTACTTATTTTCATCACTTTTTAGTCTCCTGTTTATCGTGAACATGAAGCATGAAAAGTGCATAGTGTAATACTTTAAGTAAATCAGCACGATTCTTGCCTCCCTTTTTACCGTATCGTTGAGCATACTTCATTATGTTCCCGATACAAAAACCTTCACCATGTCCACTGTCAATTATAAATTCGGTGGATTGGTATTTGTTTAAACTGTAATGTTGGTCATAGGTATTATCGATATAAGAGGACAATTCTTTTAGGGATTTGTCCTCGTTATATTTGTAATCTATTGTTTTAATCTTTTTACCGAACATACTAGTCATTATACTCTGAAGTGTCTGATTCGTCAATAGAGTTTTCTGCATTCAAGTCTACTCCAGCATCAATCTTGGAGTAGAGGTCGAGGATACTATTTCTAGTCTCTTCGTCAAACCTTGAAATACACATTGTGATTGACTTGAGTTTGTCATTAAACATTCTGAATGCATTGACAATGTGAACCAATCTTCTAGTAGTGACAACGTCATCTATCGCACCTTCATAGTAGGTTTTTCTGATAATGTCTGCCCAGTCAACTAGTTTAGTGACGAACTCTGAATCAACTTCACCAGTCAATTCCATTTCTTTTGCAAGGATTTTTCTTTCAGTAGTCACTGGTGGATATTCCTGTTGCATTGTTATTGCAAATCTTTCCAACATTGCCTCATTCATGATTTGAGTTCCTATGAACTTTCCATCATCAGACCCTTGTCCTTTAGTGTTTGCAGTTGCAAGAATGGTGAACCCGTCTTTAGGTGTCACCCACTCACCAGTTTTCTTGATTAGGTATCCTTTACCTTCAAGAACTGATTGTAGGCACATAAGTTTGTTGGAACCTAAGTCGACTTCGTCAAGAAGTAGAACAGAACCTTTTCTCATTGCCTTGATAACAGGGCCTTCTCTATAGACTATGTTTCCATTGACTAGAGTGTGACCACCCATTAAATCATCTTCATCAGTCTCGATTGTGATATTGACTCTGAAGAGTTCTCTCTTCAATTGAGCACATGTTTGTTCAATCATTAATGTTTTACCATTACCACTTAGTCCAGTAATGAATACTGGAAAAAAGATTTTGGATTTGATTATGTTCTTTACATCTTTGAAATGTCCGAATGGAACATAGTTTGACATTTTCTCGGGAATGATTTTAACATTATCGTTAAGAACATTCACTGACTCGGTTGCAGCCGCAACTGGCATATTACTTACAACTGGTGTTGCAGATATTGGTTTTGCAATTGACACTACATTCTCGGTTTCATAACCACCGTTGTATCCACCGACAACTGCCTCAAGATTGAATATCTCACCATTCTTGAAATTGTATCTAGTAGATTTACACCAGTAAGGCATTCCACCTACTGCATCAAAATCCTCTCTAGTGAAAGATGTTTTATCTTTAAACATTGTGGTTAAGGTTGATAGAAACTCCTTCCTATCGGGTGTGAAGTGAAACGGTCTTCCGTCTATGTTTATTGACTCACTTCTGTCATAACTTCTTTTACTCATTTAGTCTCCTTGGTTAAGTTAGTTTGTTTTCTCATCTTTTATAGTATACTAAAAAGTGGCGGGGATTGTCAAGCACTTATTTAATAGGTTGTAAAAGTTTTTCCATTTCATGGGCAATAGAAATATCTTTTTTTAGTTTTTTCCTGTAAGTTGTGAACTCACCATTGTTTACCCAAAATCTGAATGCCTTACATTCGACCTTTTCTTCAGCACATGCAGATTGTCTTGGACAATCAAACTTTTGACATGGACTTGGGCCCACATCCATAACAGCATCTGCAAATGCACTGTAATCTGTATTGTGTGAAATGTAATACGCTTCGTCTACTTTTAATGTATCTCTCATGTTAATTCTCCCATAACAAAGTTTAAGTCATATGACTTGTGAAGTAGTGTCACTTCAAATGTGTCTAGCACAAAGTCGTGTTCTACAAGATAAGGTGCTTCAACACCTTTGGTTTCTTTTAATAGGTCAATCCTATATGTGAAATCTTTGTATTGATTTCTGTCTAATGTGAATGTTTCATTCATCATATCTTTACTTTCTATTTGCATTATGCAATCTCCTTTATAAATTCGTTAGTTAAAAATCTTGAAGTAGTTTTTGATTTCTGATTTCTTTTGAATGCAGCCATCACTTTAGTTTTCTTTGCATCAACCAAGTCATCAGAAAGTTCGTCATCACCACTAACACCTATAGCGTTAGTAGAAGTAATGAATAGTTTATTGTATCCGTGACACTCAACAACATATCCAGTTTTTCTGACTTGTCTCCAAATCTCATCACTGATTGATGACAATTTATCATTTGCAACGTAAAGCAAATCCATCATGTCTCTTTTTTTACCTAGAACAAAGTATCCAGTGACCGTGACATTACACTCTTTTGATAACCAGTCTAAAAGGTTTTGAGTGTTCTTGAAACCATTTCTTCCACTGTATCCAGTATCAGTTGAATAGGCATAAACTTTTTTTGAATATGGGTCAATGATTTCTCTAGATTGTGGTGTTCTCCATGAATCTTGTTCAGTTTGTTGAGATTTAATAACTTCATATTCTTCAGTACTCTTATCAAGAAAATCTCCTTGGTGTGAATAACCATCAGTAATGATTGTAAGAATCGATTTCTCAATTGAATATTGAGCGTTGAACTTAGGAAGCAGTTTTCTTAGAGTAACTAGTGATTGGTCTAGAGGTGTTCCACCCAGTCTATAGGTTCTAGGGCCTGAATTAGTATCTAAGTAAGTGTAATATCCATCATTAGTTGCGTAATCAACTTCACCATACAAGTCATTCCATTTCTCTAGTGCCTTTTCTTGATTTCTATAAGAGTATTTGTTAAAGTGAAAGTTAGACCATTTGGTTCCCAGTGCCTCTAACATTTTTGTCCATTCTCTATTATTCATTTCATCAGAAGCAATAGTTAGTAATGAAGTGTAGTCACTTCTAAAAGTCCACTCATCTTCTGCTGTATATGAATCAGAGAAAAGATATATTCTATGTGGGATATTAACTTTTCTGCAGAACATTGCAAGTATAACTGATTGTTCTATCAAATCATCACATTGGTCTGCAATTGAACCACTCCAGTCAAGTAAAATTGTCAACCCGTGATTTTGTCCCTCTGGCACATATAATGCCTTTTTGAAAACATCATCAACGATTTGGTATTTTGCAAGTCTATTCATATCTAACTTACCAGTTTTACCAGTGTAAGCATGTTTACTTCTTTGTGCAGTTTGTTTCATATCAAACTCTTTTGCCATATGAGCAACAAGTTTTTTGTTTTTATCAACTAGATACTTACCTGCAAGTTTACCCCTTGCAATTTGTTTTTCTTTAGTAGAACTTTCAGTAGTATTCCAGTGGTTATCCCAGTCTGCAAGAACAGTTTTATATGACACTTCAACATTGTCTATATCTTCTTTTCTATCTTTAAATACTTTAGGAAGGTCAATTTGAGATTTGATATGTACAACATCTGAAATATATTCACCTTCGTTATTGTGTGCATAGTGTTCAGTCACGGATTCTCTTGCACCGTTTTGGTCGTCATGAGAACCAAATCCTAGGCCACCTTTTTGACCAGTCTCTATAGACTCTTCTTTTTCTTCTAAGTCTTTTTCAGATTCAGCAGAGTCTTCTTGTGCAGTAGAATCTCCTTCATCTGCATCAAGGTCAGGCAGAGAATCACCACCACCTTTAGAACCTTCTTGTTCTTCTGAATCCTCTTCTGACTCATCATCTCCCCAAGACTCCTCTTCACTTTCGGACTCATCTTCACCTTCTTCGTCTTCTCCAATGTCTAGAGTTTGTGGAACTAGATTTTCATCAGTCTCATCTCTAGTCTCATTCTCTTTAGACCATTCGTAAATTTCAGTTGCAACTGCCTCAACATCTTCCCAAGTCTTACAAGCATAACACTTGTCTAACATTACTTGTTCTTCAGAAGTTAGGTTAATTGATACTCTAGAACCAACCTTAGTAATAAGATTGATTTTATCTATAAGTGAAAGTGTTTGAAGGTCTCTACCTTTAATACCAAAGAAGTCTCTTTGCATTAACTCGTCATAAGCCTTGTAGAATGATTTTCTTAGACCTTGATATCTATCCTTGATTGCAGATTCGATTCTTACATCTTCTACAACATTAAGATATCCTTTAAGTGTTCTATTCTTTTCTAATGCACTATGAACACCTTCGTATGGTGTGTGTAATGCATGTCCAACTTCATGTCCCATGAATAGGTCATAAAGTTCATTACTGATATCATCCTTGAAAGTAGGACATGCAAGGATTCTATTCTTGATATCAAAATATGCAGTAGGTATATTCCTATGCACAATAGTTAGGTCTTCAGTCGCCATTAGTTTAGCGAGTTGGTCTTTTTGGTTTGTTATTGAATTTGTCATGTTTATAGTATACTAAAAAGTGGCGAGGATTGTCAAGCCGTGGTAAATTTTCTCCATGATTTAGAGAAGTTTTTCATTGGGGTTTTAAAGATTATCTCTTCTTTAGTACCCTCTATAATATAGCCAACCAGTTCCATTTTCTTATTGACTATGTAAGTATTACTTGGATATTCCCAATCAGTTATTTCTTTAAGATAAGTATTCATTATGCAACCAACCTTGTGTATGGTTCATAACAACCACTCACACCGATTGCAGAGTTATCACAACCTCTTCCGTCCATCCATATCTCTAAGTCAATTGCATCATAACAATCTGAAGAGAATGTCTCACCCACGAATGTGGTGTCTAAATTAGTCTCATAAACATTCTTACCCATTTTACTGATAGGTTTCACTGATAGATATCCATCAGTAACTTCTTTGATTATAGCAGTGGTTGTTATACCATCTACAGTGTACTTACAGGTAT